AGTTCAAGAGTCTTGATTATCTTATAAGAAGGTCCGAATATTCCCTCTAGCACCCACTTATGAGTTTGTGATCCACTTAGTGTTCCTGTAAAACCAAAACGATACTTAGCATCCCCAAGTTTTCCCATTATAGATACTAATGACTTTGATTTAAACTGGTGAGCCTCATCCCCAATCACGACAGAGAACCTATCAAAATACTTTCTGGGGAGTTTGTAGATTGATTGCCAAGTAGTAATTATGACTTGAGAGTCTGTCTCTCTTTCTTTTCCTGCGTATATCTTGTGGCAGTATGAACCAACGTCCCATCCATAATCTGCAAAGTCTTTATACATCTGCTCTACTAGGGAAGTCGTCGGAACGACTATCAGAATACTTTGCTTCTTCTCAACGTAATATCTCACAATCGAATATATCATTAACGACTTTCCAGAGGCAGTTGGAGATATCAGTAGTTTTCGATTATGTCTTAAAGCGTCGTATACTCCCTCTATCTGATACTCTCTGGGGGAGTGTTTACAAATAGAAAACATATAATCCTTCACACCTTCCTTTGATATAAATTCATTCACTTCAAAGGGAAGTCCATAAAACTCGCTTTCTTTAAATTGATACGTATATTCGTGATCCTTACAGAACTGAACGACTCTATCTAACAGTCCAACATATATCTGTCCAGTCTGTGTATTAAATAACCTTATCTTTCCGTCCCAATACTTGCTTTTGTATTGAGGCATAAACTTTGCGTCTGGAAGTTCAAACGTAAACTGATCCGCTAGTTCATAGTAAACGTGCGGTTCCGCATCGACATGAAGATACACTTCATTCTTCTTTGATATTATCAAATTAGACATGAATATAGGAATCAGGTATTTTTATTTATATCAGCAATTCCAGCGTCTTAGTGCTTTATTAATTCTTGAATCAGGATCTCTAGCAGTCTTTGCTGAGGTTAGTCTCTTCTTCATTCCTTTCATTCTTGAACAGAAAGACTTACGACGTTTAGCATCTTTAGATCCTCTCTTCAATGAAGAAGGTTTCTTTGTTACTGCAGTCTTAAGTTTAGAACCAGGATTCTCTTTTCTATATGCATTAACTGCTTTTTGACTCATACCATCAGTCTTATCCTGACGGTTTGTCTTCTGCCAGTCCTCTTCAATCTTTTTTGAAGAATCCCCATCCTCCCAGATAAACTCAGATTTCCAATCAGAAAAGTCCTCTTTCTTACTACTGTTACCCCAGTTTGCAGCACCAACTTTACGACACTTAACTAATGCACCTGATGCGTATGCACTTGGCCATACTGAGTATCTTGACTTGACCTTATGGTAACAAGCATCTTTAGTTCCACTACCTTTACCTTTTTTATCTGCTTCTTCTATGGTTTCACCCTCTGGGTCATATGACGAATACTGGTTACTTGTCTTATTCTTTATTGAATCTTTATATTCTTTTTCAGATGGATAATCTTTAATTATAGGTTTGGGTGCAAATGGATTTTTAATATTAAGACTTGGATCAAATAAATAACCATCACCAGGTTTACCTGATCTAAGTTTTTTACCTAAAACTCTCATTCCTGCAGTAAGAGATTTACCAACTAAATCTTTATTAGGATTGGGTGCAAATTGAGTGAGAACACTCGCACCAAGTCTAGCCGCTATATTTTCAGTTTGTAATTCTTCTGGAATTGGTTTTTTCTCAGTTCCATAGAATTTTGATCTTCCACCAGGTCTTTTAATACCAGATTTCTTGTCTTTCGCCATCATGCTTAGACGATGCTTCTTCTTATGGGGATACATGGTATCCATATTATGACTTCTCTGAGGATAGGCACTTCCACTATGTCCTTCCTTTGTACCTTTTGTTTTTTTACCTCTGTCTGCTTTATGTCTCTCTCCTCTTTCTTTTTGTTCACGACCTATTTTTGCATAACCCATACCACTTCTATTCATAGCAGAAGTTGTGTCTCTTCTTGCTCTCTTACTTCCTGTCTCACCCTCAATAAATGAATCGTCATATTTATTTTTTTCATCAATTACTTCACCTTGTGGTTCATAACCTGCATACATCTTTTGTTTCTTTTTCTTAGCGACCATATCATCTTCTTTCTTCTTCTTTTTAGCAATAGCAATTGCTGCTTGTTGTGCAGGATTTGCAGAGTATCCCTCTAATTCTACTTCCTCTTTCTTTACACAATTATTATATGTCTTACCAAACATTTTCTTAGTGCCTTTCTTTTCATATCCTGGCCAACACTTCTTTGCCTTCTCTGTGAGAGGAGTAAGTGATCTTGTGTAAGATTCTTTCATTTTCTTTTTCTTTGGTTTGTCGGTTGAGACGTATGTTGGTTTTGCAGCACCAGACTTTTGCTGCTGATTGGGATCAGCTTTCTTTTTTCTTCTTGCAGCAGAGAGTCTTTCTGCCTTAGTCATACTTGCTCTCTTTGCGGAAGATACACATTTTGGAGTTCCTTCACCTGGTTCATCACTAGCACAGGTTCCACCTGTAACCACGTTGACCCATCCTCCTTTACCATCTTTGGATTTGGATCCTTTAAACCACTTATGAAGTGAACCTTCTGATACCTGTTTTTCCATTCATGTAGAACATTCCAATTCTATTTATCAATTAAAGCCTGCTTGGAATTTATTCCACTCTATTGCATTTTTAATTTGAAATGTGCGATTTGATATTACCTTTATGATTTCTTCTAAGAACTTAAGCATAGTATCATAATACTTAATCTTCATATCAATTTGACTTAACTTTTCATCTGCTTCGAGATGTCTCTGTATTGCATCCTTCTCTCTTACCTTATATGCAAAAGGTTCAGCAGCATATACCTCTGCTGGTGCTTTGCCTGTGTAATAATTATATCTTTCTAACTTAATTCTTTTATATTGATCCAACGCTTTTTCCCTCAACAATACAATAGTATTATAAACTGTGTAATACTTTGAATGTAGTTGAGGTATTTTTAATGATTCATCATGTAAATTATCAGGATCTATAACAGAGTCATTCTGCCACATCTCCTGAATTTTTTCAAGATTCATAGACGAGTTCTACCATCCTTACCTGTAATAAAGTAAACTGCGTATTTAAATGTAACCTCTGCAGTAAAATACTGTATATCATCTAGTGTAACATCAAAATCCAAAGAAGTCAATGATATTGGAAATAAATCTCTAAAATGAACTATTGTTTGTGTTCTAAAATTGCTATTTAATAAGTGTAACTTACCATCGCTGAACTGATTAAGATCCTCTCTAGGTTCAGCAGTAATAGGTTTTACTAAATCTGCATAGTCTTGAGTAGTCTCTGGAAAACCTAGTCCTGTTAACCAGTTATGAATCGCCATATAATTTTCCATATTCTCATCTACAAGAAATCTAAGTGTTAAATCTCCAAAAGTAAGTTTCTCACCAGGTATATCTAAATCTTTTAGATATGATGGTTGTTTTGTTAACCCTAGTGATAACTCAGGTATTCTTGTGTTTGTACAGAAAAAATCAACTTTGGGTGTTTTTCCCAAAGCAAATTTAAATCCTATCGGTGATAGAAAATTTCTATTCTGTATTTGATTAGTATATGGATTGGTCGCCATTAACTCTGTAGAATCATGTAATACCAGTCTTCACTCATTCCACTAATAATTTGATCAGCATCTTCTTTTGTTTTAGCATAATCTTCTGTAATCAAATGATCTACAACCTTATCATATGCCTTTTTCGCCTCTTTAATTTCTCTAGGTGAACGTTTCATTGGACTAGTTTTATTTCTATTTAGACAAAAAAAGGAGGATCACTCCCCCTTTCTAGGATTATTTACAAACCAAGAATTACCTTCCATGATAACATCAATACATACCCATTTTGCGTAGTGTATTCCACGATAACACAGAAGAGCAAAGACCTCCTCCACATCATGCTTGTCTTCATTCCATTCTGGTGCTTGTCCTTTTCCTAATAAATGTAACATTGTCTTTACCTCCTGTAACATATTTATTGTTAGGAGATCTTAACATAAAAAAAGAGACCCTTTTGGGGTCTCTCGAAAGATATGTAATATGAATTACATAAGGTTCTGAACCTTAACTCTTCTGTAGTAGCGGTTAGCATTAGATGTAAGTGCACCTGCTCCAACTGTTGTACCTTCTGCAAATGGGTTTGCAACGATACCGTAACGAGTCTTAAACCCGATTTTTGGTTGGAATGTGTCCTGACCAACTGCTCTTACCATCTGTAGTGGAACATATGGGCAGTAGAACAGTCCAGCGTCGTAAGGAGATGTACCCTTGTAACCTGCAACGTAGTACTGATCAGCAGCTAAGTTAGCAGCAAATGGATCAATGTATACACGGAACTTACCAGCAAGAACACCAGCAAATGTATTTCCTGTATCATCTACGTTTAAGTTTGCATTAAGTGCAGGAGTGTAATCTAATACACCAGCCATTGTTAATGCTGAAGCAACGTCTGCGGAACATAGGATCATGTTACCCTTTCCACGACGAGTTCTTTGTGCGATTGCGTTAGCATCTCT